CCACCAAGATATACAGCAGCTTTAGTTACAGCACCAGAAAATCCTGTTAAAGCACTAAATCCAGTTACACCACCTTTAAAACTAAAAGATAAAGCAGGGTTAATAATAAAAGCACCTGCAATGAGAGCAGCACCTAATAATGTTTTTCCTAATCCACCGCCAGCACCAGCAATTACAGGAACAATATGTATATCCTCTTGTCCTATTGGGTGATGTATTTCTTCTTCGTTAACAGCATAATTTCCAATTTTTACCTGATAATATTGAGGATTCATATATTTCTCTACTTGCGGAAAATTATTAACAAGAAAACTAACTGCCTTTGCAAGGCTGTCTACCTGTATTTCAAATTCTTTATGTCCTACAAACTCTGCAAGCTCGCCATATAACTTTAGTTTACGCAACATAACGATACCTCCCTCCTGTGCATTTTAACAACCATTGAGAATAAGGCTCTCTACAAGATAGTCTATCGGTTAAATGATGTAAAACATCCCCATTCAAAAAAATAGCTACATGATTTAAACCAGGAGATCCAATAGACATTAACAAAGCATCTCCATTTATTAGCTTTTCATCTGGTCTAAGTTCTCTAAAACCAGTTCTCCAAGCACAACTTTCAAATAAAGGATTTAATATAAATTCTTTTGGTGTTATAGGTCTATTCCAATCTTTTAATACAATATTTTTTTCTTCTTTATACCAATCTCTTACTAAAGACCAACAATCTGTAACACCCCAAACCCAAGGTCTACCAAGTAAGGGTGGTTTATATCCACAAGGTTCACAATATCCCCATTGTTCTGTTTTTGGATTAACAATATGCCAAGGAAGTTTACTTTGCTCACAACTAATCTGATCCGCCTGACTAGGTGCAGGTGATGTTACAGGGTGGCTATGAACAATAGCTGTTATCTCTCCCATATTATCTGCTTTGACATAATCTTCTGGGTCAAGAATAAAACATTGATGATCTGTCATTGAAAGATTACGACAGGGATAATATCTTTCTTTTCCTCGAATATTTAATAATAAGCCACAAGATTCTTTAGGATCTTGGTCTTTCGCATGAACAAGAGCTTCTTCTTTCCAATTCATGCTATAAACGTACCAATAGAAGGAAATTCAGTCCTAGTGCATTGTCTTTTAGGTGCTCTGATACCAGCAAGATCAAAAACTGCTGCAAGTTCAAAAGAAACAACTTCTCTATTTTCTGCTGATTTTCTATCAATTT